CCGAAGTGCAGCGCCTCACCTGCCTGGTGCGCTCGCTCAAGCTCCAGCAGCGCCAAGACGCTGAATTCATCGAGGCGGTGAAGGTAGACGCCTACCGCTACCGCCACCTGCGCGACTTCTTTGCGCTGAGTTCCGACGATGACATGCGCGACTTTGCCGAGCTGGCCGTGCTGACCGGCGCCGAGTTCGATGAAGTCGTGGACAAGAGCCGCGCCCTCGCCCACTACACCGCACTGGCCCAAGAGGCTCAAGCATGAACCGCCTTAACCAAGTCCTGACCGCAGCCTACGCGGTCGCCTTTGCCGGTGCACTGGCCTACATCGGCCCGGCTCTGGATAGCAAGTCCACCACCGATGCGCAGATGGCCGCGAAAACGGAACTGCGCCGCGATCTGGCCGCCGCTGAGCTTTGCCGCGAGGAATTCGGCAACGGCGCGACCTTCACTTTCACCGCCTCGAATGAGCTTGTCTGTATCCCGGTGCAGGCCAAGCAAGTTGCAAGCAAGTAATCAACCCCAAGGAGCAACCCAATGAACGACCGCTTGAATGTCACCATGCAAGACGACGCCCCGCTGACCCTGCAAACCCGCGCAGCGCTGGCCCTGAATTCCACCAAGACCGAGCGCGACCTGATTGCACTAGCCGCCAAGAACGTGCACATCGTGGCCGTGATCGACAAACCGGGGCGGATGCAATGCCATAGCGCTGCGATGGAATTGAAAGCCGCCCGTGTCACCATCAACAACACGGCAACCTCTGCCCGCGAAGATGCCACGCAGTTCCAGAGGGCTGTGATTGCCGAGGCCAAGCGCCTGGTGCAGATTGTGGAAGGTGAAGAAACCCGTCTGCTGGCCCTGCGCGATGAATGGGACGCCGAGCAGGCCCGCATCAAGGCCGAGGCTGAGGCCAAGGAGCGCGCCCGCGTCACAGCCATCCATGAGCGCATTGCAGCCATTCGCAGCTATGTCCCGCTGGCCGCACAGTGCCGCACTGCCGCCCGCGTTGACGAACTGCTGAACAAGCTGGTATCCACGCCGCAGGGCAACTTTGAAGAATTTGCGGAAGAGGCTGCAACTGTGTTGGCCAGCAGCATCCAGGCAATCACCGCGATCTACGAAGAGCGCGCCGCCGAAGAGGCAGAACGCGCCCGCGCCAAGGCCGAAGCAGAAGCCGCCGCCGCAGTACTTGCAGAGCAGCGCAAGGCCCAGGCCGCAGAAGCTGCCAAGCTGGCCGCAGAGCGCGCAGCCTTTGAAGAGGAGCGCCGCATACAGCGCGAGTCATTGGCCGCACAAGAGGCTGCATTCAAAGCACAGCAGGCCGAAGCCGCTGCCAAGTCCGAAGCAGAGGCCCGCCAGGCGCGCGAAGCACAGGAGCGGGCCGACTATGCCGCCGCGATTGCTGTGACGCCTGTAGCCCCTGTTCCGGCCCCAGTGGCTGCCATCCGCGCACCTGCATCGCCTGCGGCCCCAGTCAAAGCATGGCGCCCGACTGACGTGGAAATTATCGACGCGCTGGCCGAGCGCTTTGGCGTGCTGGATGTGCGCGTGCTGGAGTGGCTGCGGGCGATGGACTTTGATGTGGTTGAGCAATCTTTGAAAGAGGCAGCATGAAGTTGGTTGTTGTTGGCGAAGGGTTCGCAATGGTTGACGACGAGGATTACCCAATCCTATCCAGGCACACATGGCATGCAAGCACGCAAGGCGCAACAACATACGCACACCGAAACGTGACAAAGAACCCGCGTGCAGTTGAGTCCATGCACCGAATGGTTATGGGATCCCCCGCCCATTCATGGATGGTTATCGACCACATAGACGGATGCGGACTCAACAACTGCAAGGCAAACCTGCGCTTTGTCTCTAAGTCTGGAAATGCCTTGAATCAAGCGCGCCACCGTGCATATGACGATGTTGGAATTCGATGTGTTGATGGCAAGTGGATTGCCCGCATCGCCATCGAGCGCAAATACCGCCATGTCGGAACCTTTGAAACAAAGGACGAGGCCGTGGCCGCGAAGAAAGCCGAGTTGACAAAATACTTTGAGGAATTGAAATGAGCAACGAATTGACAACCAGCGGCACGTTTGACCTGTCACCCAAGACCTTCGAGCAGGCCCTGACGTTTGCGAACTATCTGGCCGACTCCGACATGGTGCCAAAGGACTTCAAGGGCAAGCCCGGCAACTGTCTGATTGCGATGCAGTGGGGCATGGAGGTGGGACTGAAGCCGCTGCAGGCCCTGCAAGGCATCGCAGTGATCAATGGGCGCCCGAGGCTCTGGGGCGATGCCCTGATTGCCCTGGTGCGCAGCTCGCCGCTGTGCGAGTACATCAACGAGGAAATGGACAAGGCTGGAACTGCCATTTGCCGCGCCAAGCGCAAGGGCGAAGCAGAGCAGACGCGCACGTTCTCTGACGCCGACGCCAAGACCGCAGGACTCGCAGGAAAGCAAGGGCCATGGATGACGAGCCCCAAGCGCATGAAGCAACTGCGCGCCCGCGCCTTCGCACTGCGCGACGTTTTCCCTGATGTGCTGAAGGGCATGCCCATGGCCGAGGAGGTCATGGACTACGCCAAGGATGTGATGCCATCCAGTGGTGCACCAGCCGGTGAATACATCGACCCGCAAATGTTCATCGACAGCGTGGGTGACTGCGCGACCGATGCCGATGCGCTGGCCTACTGGAAGGCGCACAACGGCAAGTTGGCGAAGCAACCGGCAGATCACGCGGCATTCAAGGCAGCAGTGGCGGAGCGCCGCACTGAGCTGAAGAACGCCCGCGCCACCGATGTGCAGGCAAAGCCCGCCGCAGCCACCACGCCTGCCGCAAAGAGCTTTGACGAAGTGATGGCGGGCCTGTGCGGGGCCAAGAGCCTGGACGAGCTTTACACCTGGGGCGACTGGATCGAGACCATCGAAGGCAACGATCTGCTCAACCAAAAGTTTGACGAAATGCAAACCGCATTGGAGGCTGCATGATTAAGTACGACACGAGCCCGCAAGGGTCTGAAGGCTGGCTGGCCGCGCGCAAGGGGCGCATCACAGGCAGCATGTTCAAGGTTGCCCGCGACAAACTGAAGTCTGGCAAACCGTCCGGCAAGGCGACGCTGTACGCCCGCAACGTGGCCCGTGAGCGCTTCGGCGGCGTCTGCGAAACGGTGTTTGTCACCAAGGCTATGAACCTGGGCCATGAGCAAGAAGCCTTTGCCATCCGCGCATATGAGACCACCACCGGCTACATGTGCGAAGAGGCTGGATTCGCTTACACCGACTGCGGCATGTACGGCCTGAGCGTTGACCGCTTGGTTGATGATGACGGCGTGGTCGAGGTCAAGATGATGGTGGGCAGTGACAACCTGTTTGAGACGGTGGTTGAAGGCGACATTAGCCCATACCTTGACCAATGCCTCGGCTATCTGCTTTTCCTTGGCCGCGAGTGGGTAGACCTGGTGCTGTGGACGCCCGACCTCGAAGCACAGGGATTGGGCCTTGTCGTACACCGCATCAACCGCGCCGAATACCTGAACGAGACTGCAGCGCTGGACAAAGACCTACGCGAATTTGCCGTCACTGTGCGCCAGTACGAGGCCGCGCTGCGCTACAAGGCTGCGGCCAATGTGGGATTGTTGGAAAGGCTCGCAGCATGACCAACACCCAACTACTCCTAGTCGCATTCCTTTTGGCCTGCGCGTTTCTGACCGGCGTAATTTATGGAGCGGGGAAATGAAATTCCTATCCGTCTGCTCAGGCATTGAGGCTGCCAGCGTGGCATTCAATCCGATCGGCTGGAAGGCCCAGGCCTTCAGCGAGATCGAGCCGTTTCCCTGCTCTGTGCTTGCACACCACTACCCAGACGTGCCCAACATGGGCGACATGACCAAATTCAAAGAATGGCCCGACTATGCAATTGACCTTCTTTGCGGAGGAACCCCCTGTCAGTCTTTCAGCGTCGCAGGACTCCGAAAGGGATTGGATGACCCACGTGGAAACCTCATGCTTACCTTTGGTGCCATTGCTGCAAAGTATCGCCCCAAGTGGCTGGTTTGGGAGAACGTCCCCGGCGTCTTGTCGAGTAACGGAGGCGCAGACTTTGGAGCCTTCCTCGGGATGCTGGGCCAACTCGGGTATGGGTTCGCCTACCGGGTTCTCGACGCTCAGTACTTCGGAGTGGCCCAGCGACGCCGCCGTGTGTTCGTTGTCGGATGTTTTGGAGACTGGCGCAGTGCCGCAGCGGTACTTTTTGAGCGCCACAGCCTGCAAGGGAATCCTGCGCCGCGCAGAGAAACGGGGAAAGCAGCTCCCACCATCCCTGCGAGAAGCCTTGGAGGAGGTGGCCTTGGGACCGACTTTGACTGCGATGGTGGTCTGATTGCGGCTCCACACGCCGCTATATCGCCTGCGCTAAAAGCCCGTGATCACAAAGGTGTATCAAGCGACGGCGACGGCGACGGCGACGGCGACGGCGCAATTCTCGTGCCAATGGTTGCTGGTGCGCTGTGTAAAGACACGTTCAGTGGTGGCGCTGGAGGCAAGCCAGAAGGCGCTGCGAATGGTCACTTTTTGCCTGTTGCATTTCCCGAGCGCATGAGCGGCACCCAGTGCGCAAGCACAGAAGACATTGCCCCATCAATGGGTGCAACAAACCCGACGGCCGTGGAATTCAACATGCACAAGTCGGGCAATAAGGCCTCAAGCCTTGGCATCAGTGAGGACCGCACCGACTGCCTGCGGGCTTTTGAGAAGGCCCCATTTGCCGTGCAGCCGCAACAGGGAATGATGGTTCGCCGCCTGACACCAACAGAATGCGAGCGCTTGCAGGGATTTCCTTATGACTACACACAAGTGCCACACCGCAACAAGCCAGCAGCAGACGGCCCTCGATACAAGGCGCTAGGCAATAGCTGGGCCGTGCCGAACGTCGCCTGGATTGGCCGGCGCATTGAGGCTGTGGAGTCTATCAACACACTAAGGAAAGCAGCATGACCCGCAAAACATCTTCCTATGCGCGCAAACGCGCCAACCAAGCCATGCAATACAACGGCGCGGAATGGCTCAATGCCATCGGACGCTGCCGCCCCTACAGCGACGATCCGGTGATTGGATCATGGCTGCCGCAGGGAACCACGCAGATCAGCAACGGCGTTATTTATGGAGCGGGGAAATGAAATTCCTATCCGTCTGCTCAGGCATTG